TAATAAGGTTAGGGCTTATAGAGGTTTAACCCCTAAAAAGAAAGGAAAGTAAGTTATGATACACAAAGCACAGAAGATAGATTCAGAAGAATGGGTAGAGGGGTATTATGTTCAATTCCCAATACTAACGGATTTCCCAAGCAAGCCACACGATAATAGTACGGTACATAAAATGACTTTTATGAAAAATTATATTATGCAAACTTGGTGGCAACATCAATGGGAGTTAATTGAAGTCAACCCCGAAACACTAAAACGACAAATAACAAGTACAGGAGAATGGAGGAATGTTGATGATGTTGAGGTTGTAAAAAAAGTAATAGTTCAGGCAAGAACAAACAATATTGAACTAAGAAAAAATACACCAAAAATAGATAGAAATTATTGTGGTTGTGGGTTAAGGTATAGCCAAAAAGATTATCAAGATGGAATGTGTAATAAGTGTTGTGCTCCAACAATAAGAAGATAAGTTTAACCCCTAAAAAGAAAGGAAATAAGTTATGATGTTTATAACGGATATGGTATGGTGACGTTGCGACCTTACAGCACGAACTTAATTAATAACACAAAAACTTTGAATTATGAATACAGATAATAAAAAAACAGAAATCGAGCAATGCACTATACCAAGCGTTAGTTGCAGTGCAATTGTAGAAAATGAACAAATAGAGTTGTTTTTTCAATTTGACGATGATGAACCTATATCGGCAATGAAATGTAATGGAAAGAAGTTTACAATGGAAATGATACCTGTTAAAAACAACTTTGTGACATTCACGGATGGTAAAAAAACTATGAAGTTATTTGTGAAGCATTGCAACTAACGATAAGTATAACACAAGTAAAACGAACGATATGAACTGGATAAAGCCTGAAAAAGAACTGCCTGTAATACCAAACATTAAGAGAAGCTGTCATTAATAAAATACAATAATTATGGAATACGAATATTTAAGAGATATAGTTAAGCAACTTGAAAAGTGTGGCTTTACTGACGAAATAGGTCATAAATTAGAGAATAACAAAGCATTTAGAGTTTTAAAAGAACATAGTAAGTGTGATGGTATGGCAACAGAACATAAATGTAAAAATTACTCTCAAAATTACTTGTGCGATACTTGTTTAGATAGAGTTTACGATTCACATCAAGGGTAAGTTTAACCACTAAAAAGAAAGGAAAGTAAGTTATGAGTGGGCAAGAAAAAATACCCTTAATTGAAATTAAAACAGTTAGGTATGATAATGGACAAATTAATTTATCTTATGCCACAGAAGCGTTAATAACTATTGAAGGCAAAAGATATCATTTTATAAAAGAGGGTTCAATATCTCAATTAAAAACAGAGTTAGAAACAAATAAATAAGTATTATGGAATTATTAAAAAGAATAGCATTACAGTTTGATATGATTTTATTGGTAATATTTTGTATTTATGCTCTAATACAGATGAAAAAGCACTAACCTAAAACAATTAATTATGGCAGGACAAAAATTTAAAATAGTAAAAACAAGAAAAGAACATATTTGCGATAATTGTGGGGAAGTAATTGAAAAAGGTTCTTTAGCTGAATATGCTACTTGGAGAAATCCAAAAGAAGGTGAAAACGAAATTCAAATAGGTATTGAATACGTTAAATTATACCTACACAAAGGTTTAATTGATTGTAAAGTAGATTATTAACTAAACAAGTAAGACAGATGACCAACACTATTGAAGCGTTAAACAATTTTAGTGCAGATGCAGGATTGGTTCTATCTAAATACACTAAGAAACATTTTAAAGAACTTGAAGCCATTAAACAAGCAATACAAAACAGTTAATGAAAACACTTATTCAAATATTAATTTTTTACCTTGCTATTATTGCAACAATAATTGCTTGCAATGTTAGGAACATGGAATCACACCAAGAATATAAACAAAAAATGATGGGAAGATAAAAATCATTATCTTTGTTTAATCAATGTTTATCAATTATGGACAAAAGAAAAAACAATGGAGGGTCAAGAACTGGTGCTGGAAGAAAACCAAAAGTTGAAGAAGCAAAGGTTCTTGAATTAACACAAAAAGCAATCATTGATTCGTTTGGTTCTGAAGATGCCTTGTGGAAATCAATTTCAGACAAAGCACCAGGAGATTTCAGATACATGAAATTGCTAATTGAATACAGATTCGGTAAACCAAAAGAAACTGTTGAAAATCAAATCAAAGTTGCATCAATTGACCCTATTGAATGGGTAAAATAAAAGAAATATTTGAACCATTATACACCACAAAGAAAAGGTATATTCTTGTAACTGGTGGAAGGGGTTCTTTGAAATCAACAACAGTACATGATTTCATTTGCCGACTAACTTATCAAGCTGGGCAAGGTATATTGTTCACCAGATACACAATGAAGTCTGCTGAAAAGTCAATCATTCCAGAGTTTAAGCAGATTGCAGAACGAAATGGAAGCATTGAAAACTTTCATTTTACAAGGGAAAAAATAATCAACACATTGACTGGTTCATTCATTCTGTTCAGTGGAATCAAGACATCTTCTGGCGACCAGACTGCATCATTGAAATCATTGCCAAACATAACAACATGGGTGATTGAAGAAGGTGAAGATTTTGACAATGAAAAAACATTTGATGACATTGATGACAGTATAAGAACCAACATAATGCAGAATCGTGTCATTTGGATTCAAAATCCTTCAACAAAGGAACACTTCATATACCAAAGATGGATTGCTAAAACGCAAGCAAAACGAATGGTTGAAGGTTATGAAGTAACTGTTTCAGACCATGAAGATGTTGAACACATTCATACCAGCTATCACATAGCAAAAGAATATCTTTCAAAATCATTTCTAAAGAAAGCAGAACAAACAAAGAAGAACAACTTTAAAAGGTATTATCACAAATATATTGGTGGCTGGCTTGAAAAAGCTGAAGGTGTTATCTTTGAAAATTGGTCAGAAGGTGTGTTTGATGAATCACTTCCATTTGCATGGGGCATGGATTTTGGTTATGTTAATGACCCAACAACACTGGTGAAGGTTGCAAAGCACAACAATAAACTGTATCTGAAGGAGTATCTTTATGAAAAAGCAATGTCAACAAATCAAATTGCAGACTATTTAAAAGCAACTATTGAAAAAAACGACACTGTCATTGCTGATTGTGCTGAACCAAGATTGATTGAAGAACTACAAGGTCACAACTTAAAAGTTTATCCTTGTGAAAAAGGAAAGGATTCAATCAGATTAGGAATTGCAGACTTGCAAGAACTTGAATTGATAATTGACCCTTCAAGTATCAACCTAAAAACTGAATTAAACAATTACGCTTGGAACTCAAAAATGTCAAATGTTCCAGTTGATAATTACAATCATTTACTTGATGCAGTTCGTTATGCTTTTAAAGAGTTAGAAAGACCTTCAATGTTTATTGGATAAAAATTGCTAAATTTGTTAAATAATTTCATTAAATGGGTATATTAGGAAATCTTTTCGGAAACACAAAGCTGACAACAACAGACAGAAACCAAATCTGGAAAATGTTTGGAAGTTTTTATTCAAACAATTTAGTCAACAAAAATGACACAACACTTCTTCAAAAAGGTTATGAAAGTAATATTGAAGTATATTCTGTAATCAGAAAAATAGTTGAAACTTCAAAGAATGGTGAATGGATTGTTGAACAAAAACAATCAGATGGTTCATACATTGAAATTGAAGACACAACAATTCATGAATTGATGGAAAATCCTAATGAATCAAAGGGATATGTTTGGGATGACATCACAGAACAACTGATTATTTACCTTCTTGCAAATGGCAATTCTTACATGGTAGGTCAAGATAGTATCACTTCCACATTGATTCAAGAAGTTGATGTTTTACCTTCAAACTATGTTGAAATAAGAACAAACAATGACTTCTTCACACCAGATATTAAATATGATTTTAAACTTGGAGGTGCAAATAGAACATTTATGAATGGTTCTTTGGAACACATCAAATTGTTCAATCCAAATTATTGTTCAGTACAAGATAGCTTGAAAGGTTTGTCAGTGATTCAAGTTGCTTCAATGGTAGTGCAAGCATCCAATGACAAATGGGAAGCAGACGCAAGTATTCTTCAGAACAAAGGAATGACTGGTTTGATAACTGATTCATCTAACAGACCAATGACAGAAGATGAAGCACAAATTGCACAACACAAATTCAACCATGATATTGGTGGTGCTGGAAAGTTTGGTCAAATTAAAGTAACAAACAAAGATTTGAAATACATCAACATGGGTGTAAGTTCTGCTGACCTTCAGTTGATTGAAAAAGACACTTCATATTTAAGGGCAGTTTGTAATGTGTTTGGATTAAGTTCTTCACTATTCAATGACCCAGCAAACAAAACATTCAACAATCAAAAAGAAGCAGAAAAATCATTGTACAATAATGTAGTGATTCCAATATGTAAGAAAATATCTGACCACCACACAAGGTTCATTGCAAAGAATCACTTCCCAGATGGAAGGGTAAGAATGCGAATGAGTTTTGACCATATTGAATCATTACAAACTGACAAGACAATGGAAGCAGTGAAAGACAAAGTGGTGATGGAAGGTATTAATTTAGTATTGAATATGCCAGTTAGTCAAGAAGCAAAAAGAACACTACTTGAAAGCCAGTTTGGATTGTCTGAATCGGTTGTTGCTTCATTAACAACAAATATTGAAATTAATTCTTAACTTTGTAAAATGAGTAATCTATTTAAAACAAAAAACATAGGTTTTGAAATAAAAGACATTGACACTGTTGGAAGACGTGTGAAGGTTGCTTTGTCAAGGTTTGGCAATGTTGACTCAGACAATGATGTTATATTAAGGGGTGCTTTTGCTAAGTCTATCAAAGAACGTGGTCATGAATCACAATCAAACAGAAAGATTAAGTTTTTAAGGTATCATGATTTTGAACATGAAATTGGTGTCTGGAAGTCTTTGGAAGAAACTTCAGAACATTTGGTTGGTATTGGTGAACTTGGAAGAAGCACAAAAGGGAATGATGCTTTTCTTGATTATCAAGATGGAATCATAACTGAACATTCAATTGGTTTTCAAATGATACAAGACAAACTTTCAATTCGTGAAGATGGAATCACTGAAATAAAAGAGGTTGTTTTGTGGGAAGGTTCAGCAGTTACATTTGGTAGTAATGCAGAAACACCAGTTTTCAGTGTAAGTAAAGGAAACCAAAAAGAATATCTTGATACATTAAACTTAAAAATGAATACTTTGATTGATGCTTTGCGTAATGGCAAGGGTACTGATGAAAGGCTACAACAAATTGAAATGGACTTGCGTGTTGTTCAGTCCAAATATAATTCACTTATAAACATTGAGCCAGCTAATATAGTTACTCAATTAGTTAATCAGCCGAATTTAAAAACAGAACAACAAAAACAATTTTTTATTAATTTATATTAAAACAAAACAAAATGAAATTTGAATCATTTTTAGCAGAAAAAGGAATCTCAAAAGTAGATTTCACTGCAAAATCAGCTGAAGAATTAGCTGGATTATACAATGAGTATAACGAAAAGAAAGCTGAAGAATTATCTAAAGCAATTGAATTAAAAGCATCTAAAGAAGATATTGATTCTTTGAAGTCTGAAATTAAAGAAGGACAATTAGAGCAAATGAAATCTTTAAATGATGTTTTAAAAGCACATGGTGTTGCAATTAAAAAACTATCTGAAAAAGAAAGTTCTGCAAAAACTGATGAATTAGAAACTGTTGCTAAAGGTTTACAAGCAAACAAAGAAGGAATCCTTGCGTTAAAAACTAGTAAATCTGGTGCAATATCTTTCAAAGTTGCTGGTGATATGTTAGGTTCAACAAATGTTTCTGGTGGAAATGTTCCAGTTGAACAAAGACTTGCTGGTCTTGACACTATTGCTTCAAGAACTCCAAGATTACTTGATATTGTTTCAAGAGGAACTGCTGAAAGTAACATTATTAGCTGGGTATCTCAAGCAAACAAAGATGGTCAAGCTGGTGGAACTGCTGAAGGTGTAACTAAAAACCAAATTGATTTTGATTTAGTTGTTACTTCTGAAACATTAAAGAAAAGAACTGCTTACATCAAGATTTCTGAAGAAATGGTTGAAGATATTGCTTTCATACAATCTGAAATTAACAATGAGTTAATCAGAGAATTATTGAAAGATGTTGAAGCACAAGTTTTTGGTGGTGATGGTACTGGTACAAACTTAAACGGAATTAAAACTGTTGCTTCTGCTTTTTCAGCTGGTGTTTTTGCACTTACTGTTGACAATGCAAATGAAGCTGATGTTTTGACTGTTGCTTCTGACCAAATCAAAGTTGCTGAACATGATGCACCTAATTACATCATGATGCACCCTTCTGATTTAACTAAATTAAAGTTAATCAAAACAAGCACAACCGATAAAAGGTACATTGACAGATTGGCAATGGTTGCTGGTCAAATGTCTTTGGATGGTATTCAAATACTTGAAACTACTTTAGTTCCAATAGGTGAATATTTAATCGGAAACTTTGCTTTATCAACTGTTTATGACAAAGGTAGTATCAGAGTTGAAGTTGGTCGTGATGGAAATGACTTCACTAAAAACATGATTACTGTTTTAGCTGAATGGAGAGGTTTGAACATTGTTAAAACTAATCAAAGAAGTGCATTTGTTGCTGGTGTTTTTGCTACTAACAAAGCATCTTTGGAAACTATCTAATTTTTAACAGGTAACTGAAAATTAAAAGGGTGGCAATTATGTCACCCTTTTTTTTTATCTTTGTATTTAAACATTATAACAATGGCACAAAAAAACGAACTTAAAAACAAGGCTTCAAAACCTAAAACTATAAAGAAGGTTTCTAAAACAATTGAAACTGATTTTGATAGCTTACCAAGCAAAGTAAATATAAAAGCTTTAAAATCAAAGCATTTAGTACAAGGAAAGGTTTATGAAGTAACAAAAGAAATTGCAAAACTTTTAATTGAAAAAGGAAACGCTGAATTATGTCAATAATTACTGAATCATTATTCAAGGGAGAATACAAAGTCACCAAAGACTGCTTCAACCAGTTGTCAAACTACATTGAAAAGTATG